AAACTCCTTGTCTTTGTTAAAGACTCCGTAGAGCCCTTAAGAAAGACAGCTCTGCCGAAACAGAGCCATCAATCATAGCTTATTTAATTAAGCCGGTACTGCTAGAGCGATGGCTGAACCATCACGCAACTCTTTCACGCCGAACAATGTGTCAGCAGTGAACAAGTCACCCAAGTACTCTTGTTTGTACTGAGTCTGAGTACGTACGCCCATTTGCTCAACTAGAACTGCGAAGTCCTTGTGACCTAACAAGCAGATACGATCGCCATCAGTTGCAGCATCAGCGTTGCTAGAAACGAATACTGGAACACCGTATACGTTACCAACTTCACCTGAACGGATTGTGTTACCGTTACCGGCTTCACCAACAAAAGCTTGCTCAGTAAAACGTGCAATAGCCATCAATGTATTACGTGTTGATGGTGGAACGATTAAGAAACGACCATCCATTGGAGTATCAGCATCATCAAGACGCTGAATAGTTCTACGGATAGCAGCATCTGTCAAAGCACCGGCAGTACCAGTGTAAGCAGTTGTACCGTCAGCACCTGAATAAGCACCTGTGTAAGCAGCAGTACCGTCACCACCGTTAACACCACGACCCAACTCAAGAAGCAATGAATCAACTTTACGAGCCAATGCATAACCTGCATCGTCTGTGTAGAATTGACGCATAGAAGCTAAAGACTGAGCAGAAACGATATCTTCGATCATGATTGAGAATTCCCAATGTTGATCGATGTTAACGATAACTTCAGTCGCTGTATCGGTATTCAATGTAACTTGTGTATTAGCTGCCTTAGCATTAGCTGAACCACGACCCGGTTTAGGGATATGAACTGCGTCTCCCTTTTTACCTTTGAAGTTCATCTTCTTGATAAGATTAGCTGCAACCAAATTCTTTTTGTAAGTAGCAACAACTTCGTCACTCCAAATCTCTGGAATAAACTTAGCTGCTGTTGTTATTGTTTGATGTCCTGAACCTAAAGCCATTTTTAAATCTCCTAAATTAAATTAATTATTTAACACGTCCCTCAGCGTATGCTTGCATGATCTCTTCCGACATCATTTCATAACGCATTGGGTCACGCATTTTCAAAGTGATAAGATCGACACGTTTGTAAATTGGCTTTGAAGATTCACCTGAACCGCCTCGTGGAACTGCAGCAGCTTTAAGCGACTGTGTTCTCTTCTCTGTTTCTGCTTTCTTGAGACTGTCATCAGCACCTTGTATTTGCTGAGTCTTGATATTCTTAAGTGCTTTGTAAGTACTTAATAACTCGTCTGCAGAATCATAGTCGAAGTTGTAAGCTTTAGCGAATAACTCAGTACGGATACGAGAACCTTTAACCCAATCAGCAAAGTCATCAGAACTAGCAATTTGATTATAGTCAGGGTGTACCTGTTCTAATCGTTGTTGAGCTGCCATCTTAGCCATCTCAGCTTGCTGTTGCTTTATACCTTGAATAACTGGATTGTTCTCGATCTGCTGATTTGTTGCTTTAGCAGGGTCTTCATACCAATCAATTTCTTGCGTCTTTGCTTGTGGCTGCGTGTCTTGCTTTGCATTGAGTTGTTGCTTGATAACTTCATCCAACAATCTACGACTTTCACCTACTTCTTGTGCTTGTCTGCCAATAAGCCTTTCAGCTTCTTGATGCATCTTTGCTAGTTCAGCGGGTGTTTTACCTTTATATTTTGCAGGTAAATCGTCTTCCGGTTCTTGAGAGTTGTCTGCTTCTAATGCAGGATCTGTAGTACCAGTATCTAGTTGTTGATCAAAGTCACTGAGGTTACCCTCTTCTTGCTGCTCAATAAATTCAGCCATCATGCCTCCTGTCGCTCTGCGATTTTAGGATTTTAAAAATGATTCAGGTGGACGTAACACCTTTACGAACCGTTGTTAGCGTTTTGTTTTCTTTCCTGTGCAAGCTTCTCAGCTCTCACACGATTCCACCGATCATAACTCGATGGATGATCTCCACTAAAGGGTTCTAGATAGATCCCAGTAGGGGAAAGAATGCGAGTCGCTATCTCGCCACACTTACTACAACCGATTTCTTTTGTGTCTATTTCAACGAAGGCTTCAGTTGTATGTAAATCTTTGCATTTAAAATCGAACATCCTACGAGGCATCGTCTTCTTCTTCTTGTAGTCTCTCGTATACTTCACCACTAGCATCTCTTAGGTTTTTGATCCAGTGCATCACAGATACTTCACCCTTACGGAAATGAAGTTGTTCTACGGTACTGATACCACCTAGATTGTCAGTAGCTACTAACATTGTTTCAACATCTTCTACGAAGTCTTTCCACCCTTGGGTAGCCATCATAGAAAATCTGTCTTCGTAATACTTTTGTATTTCTTTTTTCATCTTTTTCCTTGACTTGGAGATGAGTTAATGTTATAATGATAATATTATATCACACTTTTCTCCATTTGTCAAGTACTTATTGAATTTTTGTTGCCATCTGCATCATTGTAATCTTCTCATTGGACTGTATATCAGCTTCTTTAAGAGCCAACTCAGCAATCTTGGCACGTTTTTCAAAGTCATCACTATCACGAGCACCACGAGAGATGTTACCAATCATCTTAGCTTCAGCTTCCATTGGCATTAACTGTGCTTCAACCTGAGCCTTCTGAGCTTCTGCTGCTGCCTTAGCTGCTTTAGCTTGAATCTCTTGTAATTGAGCTTGTTTAATAGCCATATCCAACTGAGCCATCTGTTGAGCCATAGGATCAGGCTGTGACATCTGCTGTAGGGTAGCTACAATCTCTTCACGGTTAGCCAAGCTAGAGGATTGGATGATACCTTGTAACAATACAGGGGTGATAGGGCTGTTACCTAGGGTCTGCATCAAGCCAATCATCTGTTGTTGTTCGTATTCACGAGCTACCATACCCATAGTTGAGATAGGTAGGAACTCTACGTCCGTAACTGGGTAACGATCAGGGTCAAACTGCATGAATCTCCAAGCAGCTTTGTTGATAAACGGAATAAGGAAGTCTTCTTGGAAGTGAATAAGCGTTCTCTTGCTCTTCTTCATTAAGCCTGATAGAGCCATTGAGAGCCCTGCTCCTGACGCTTCGCCACCTGCCACTTGGGAGGGCATAGAGCTACTATCAAGAGTGCCTGTAGCCTGCAATAACATGGCTTGGAAGGCATTTGCTGTAGTTAGGTTGCCCGGATCTGTAGCACCGAACTTAAATGGCATCATAATCTCTGATGGATTACCGTTAACCAAGAAGTTCTTACCTGCTTTTACTTCATACTTAGCACCACGTGGTAGACGAGTAGCATCCATAGCCATCATTGGAGCTGTAGTCAATGCTAAAGAGTCTAAATGGGCACGAACCTGTGCGTCCATAGCCTTCTGCATGTTATAACCCTTCTCTGCAGTGCCTCTACCCCAAAAACGTCCGGGCATAGAGTCAGCTTGGTAGGCTACAACTGGTCTATCATTCATCATATAAGGTGATCTCTCAGCCTTAAGTAGGTGTTGACCATCAGCAATTACTACAATAGCCTCAACTAAGTCAGAATAATCATCTGCTGCTGAGTCTTCAGGGAACAAATCGACTACTTCACCTTCTTCATTCTCTAATTCTTCAATGTATTCACGAGGAACTAAACCATAATAACGGATAACTGGTACTTTGTTATCGATAAAGTTAGACTCTTCTTGTACTGGCTCTAGGTCTGAGCTATCATAGCTAGGTGAAATCTTGCATTTACGATATACTCCATCTTCCATACCCTTAACAATCTGATGGAAAGACATGTATTCTTCTACCGCTACACCCATTGAGTCTTCTACGCTACGTGCATTAGGTTCAATTAAGAAATTTCTAGGGTTAATCGGATTTAAACCGACTAAGAACTTCTTAGTTTCACGTACACCGATAGCTGCAACGTCTGTACCATCGATAGGTTGAGTAGCAGGAGCTAGTACTTTCTTCTCTTCGATGACAATCTCACCGATACCAGTACCATATAACTCAGCTAAAAGTACAATCTCATCGATAGAACGCTTGACCTTAGTCATCTTAAAGTCTTCGTGCATCTGATTACGGATAAGAACTACGTCTGATTTGTCTTGGTCTTGTCTATCATCAACGATATCGAAGAACTCACCACGACCAAACACTGCTTCACTGATCTCAGCTTGCTTAGATTCAATAGCTTGTTGCAATGCAGGAGTAATAATACGTGATCTCTCTGAGTCACGCATCTTATCTTCAGCAGCCCAAATACCTCGCCATAAACGCTCGTACTCTTCCCACTGTTGTGTGTAGTTTACGTCTCTATGGTTTCTCCATAAGTCTGTGTGGTGAGTAATAAAGCCAGTCAGTTCTTTATCAGACTCTGATACTTCGTATTCTTTATCGTCAGAATAGTTCTCTGCCATGTTTTATAGTCCTTGTGGAATAGAGGATTGAATAGATGATGCCATTGGATCAGTGTATTGTACTTGTCTCAATGCATCTGCGTTGTTTCGTTGGAAGGTTGAAGGAAGTAGTTCGTTCACATCAAATCCTTGAGCTGCGATCTCATTACGTGCAGGATTAGCACGAAGTTGTGGTTCTGTCATCTCACCACGAACCATCGTAGCGTTAGCAAATGCTTCTCCACCAGTGCCTGTGTACTTCTTGAATGCGTTACGATAACCATCTTCAGCCATTTCTTTTGATTCTAATACACCACGTAGGGCAGGGTATGCACCAGTCTTAGAGATAAACTTTTCTGCTAGAGTCTTGTCTCCAAGTGCTCTAGTAAGAACAGCTTTAGCATCTTCAGTAGGGTTCTCAGCTAGTTGCTTGATAGCTAGTTGTACGTTGGTAGGAGTAAATCCTTGATTAGGATTATCAGTTAACATCTTCACGATGTCGTTACGTACCATGTTATTATCTAGGGATTTCTTAAGAGCTTCTGAACCAAGCACATAGTCTTCTTCTTCAGCTAATCGCATCGCAAAGCTATCACCGAATGTCAGTCCTTCTTTGGCTTGCACGAAGTGTTGTACTTCATGTAGGATTGTTTTCTTTAAACCGTTTTCTTTGACATATTTATGATCACGGTTAATAACAAGTACGTTCTGTACCGGATCAAAGCCACCTGCTGTGTTTGATTGAGGTTCATCTACAAATCGGAGTTTCATTTCACCGATGTCAGGATAAGCATTCTCTAGTAAGTCAGCCTTGTAGAGCTCTAGGAATCCAACGTCACCTTTAATCTTCTCAGGATTTTTACCTTTAAGAAGACGTACTTCATTGTCCGGAATCTCGTACATTACTTTATCAGCATTGATATCGATCTCAACACCTTTACCAAGCCAGTCAGTACCTGAAGCAAACTGGTCAGCACCTAATTCATCGAAGTCTCTCTTAGCGAAAGCCAAGTCCTCTGCTCGTAAAGACTGAGGCATACCGGCTTCTTCTAAGTTTCTGAGTCCACCTTCACCGATCATCATCTTAGGAGTCAAGTCAGGGAACATACCACCTTCGAGTGGGTTCTGTTGTCTTAATCCCTGTACCATTTCCATAGGGTCAATACCGAAGATGTTCTTTACAATTTTTAACATTAGTATCCTGATATCCAGTCTAAAGGTTCAACACCGTCACTATCATCATCATTAAAATAAGTAGTGACCGCCAACTGATCTACGAAAGACAAAGCATCCACTAAGTCATCATGAACCTGAGTAGTAGGGAACATTAACAACTGATCCCTGAATTCTTCCCAGTCTTCATCTTCGTTTAACGTAATCTTGCCATGCTCGAATCGTCCTTGCAATGACCAAACAATACGTTCTGTTTTCTTTTTACCGCCATGCGTTAAGTCAGTGATATGAGCATAGACGTTGTTAGATCTCATGCAATCACTTAAGTAAGGCATTACAGCATTTCTACTAGTACCTCTTTCGATACCTATACCTACCGGTTGGAACTCTTTAATGTTCTTTAGAATACGTTGAGCAGTCTCTTTTGTATCCCATCGTCCATGTTCAATCTTCTTAACAAACCAGTTACCATCATCAGTAACCTTGACCACTGCAATAGCAGATTGGTCTAACTTCTTCTGACGTGATTGAGAATAGTTCTCATTTACAAATCCT